TGCATTATTATTTACAGATATATCAAGTTCATCATGCACTTGTATATGTGGTGTAATACCTTCTTTGTGTAACTCCACCATTGCTTTTTTAGTCATGTCTGCTGCACTTCCTTGTATCAATCTATTCAAAGCCTTATATGTGTAAGCTCTTCTAATCCCTGGTCCGTGTTCCGCGAGTGCTTGGTCGTGGGGCAAGGCTTTGTGTATTCCATATTGATTAGGTTCCCACAAATTAAATCGACATCTTCGACCTAACCAAGTTCTAATCCTACCATTATCGGCTGCCTTACGCATAACACTATCCATTAATGTTTTGACAAAGGGTACTCTATTATGATATTGTTTAAATAAACTCTTCGCTTTATCCTCATTTATACCAAGTTCTGCTTGTAATTTATTTTTACCCATACCATAAAACAATCCAAGATTAATCGTTTTGGCTTGAGATCTAGGAATGTCTGCCATTTCAGCTACAATTTGATGAAAGTCTGCTTCACCATTTTTATAAGCGTCGATAACATCATTTACTCCATACAAACCATCTAAGGCAGCATAATGAACAACTAGTCTTGGCTCTTGTTGTGAATAATCAAAACAACCCCAAGTATGACCTTCTTCAGGAATAAATAAAGATCTAATCAATGGTCCGAGTTCCTTATTACGTGCAGGGATTTGTTGTAGGTTTGGGTTAGCATAACTAAACCTACCGGTTACAGTGCCACCCACATCTGATCTTAATTGATTTATTTCTGCATGAATTCTTCCTTTATGTTCGTGTTTAATTATGGTATCAATAAATGTTGTGTGTGCTTTGTTTATTTCTCTTGCACGTGCAATCTTTTGAACTATTGGATGTGGATGGTTTTGTAAAAAGTTTTTTGTAAATGATGGAGAATTTGTTTTTTCAGTTCGGTCAAAAGGTAGGTGCAGTTTTTCAAAGACTTGCGCAATGGAACGTGCAGCCCATATTTGAGTATCTACTCCTGTTTCTTTTTTTACTATTTGTAGGCATTCTTTTTCTTCTGTTAATAATTTGTTTTTCAATTCAAATGCTGCTTGAGTATCTACACGAACGCCTAAAAAACGCATATCAACAAGGCAAGGAAATAGTTCAGTCTCTAAATTAAATATATCCTCTATATCTTGATGTAGTATTTCTTTTTTCATTTCTTGCCATAATTCTAATGTTAATTTAGCGTCTTGCTCTGCATACTCGCCAACATACATAGCTGGTAACTTATACATCTCAGACTTAGGATCTATGCCCCATTCCTTTGCAGTTTCGAGCAAAACAGCCTCATTTTTGCCCTTTCCGACATAATCACGACCCATACTACCTAAATCGTAACGAAAGCGATTCTCGTCCACGAGAGAGCCACTAATCATGGTATCTATGATGGTGCCATTGATTTTGAGCCCCTCAGCCCTAATAAAACACACATCGTACATTGCATTATGAAATATCTTCTTTGAAGAGTAGTTTAGAATAGTTCTAAAGTAATCCATCACTTTTTTCCTATCCATATTACCCCCACCTTCATGAGCTATCGGATAATATGCTGACCAACCTTCTACTGCTAGAGCAATTCCAACAATCTTTGCTTGACCGGTTACAGAGCCAGATCCCATAGTTTTTAGATTTGGGTCTTTGGTTTCTAAGTCAATTGCTATCTCATCGTAACTAGATAGATCTTTGAACTCTTCAGGTGGCAGCCACTCTGTTTGTGGTTTAAATAATATCTTCACTCCCAATCACTTTCTATTTCTGTTGTCATTTCTTTGTCAAATTTTATCTCTTTTAAATATGGCTTAATCTTGTTCCAATATTTTACAGTAGGATAAGCAAAACAATGGTCGGATCGTAACCAATGATCTATTGTGGTTCTTTTAATAATATTATCCTCTAGCAACCTTTTCTTATCTAAATTTTCTTTTAAATATTTTAAAAATATATCTTTAGGTGGTAGGTGAGGTCTTGTTTTAAACTTTTCATCATACTTATTTATGAGATGTTGATTGTCTTTTAAGTGTTCCATAGCCACATCCATAGATAGTGTTTTCTGTACAGGTTGTTTAGACTCTGATCTGTTTAATTTACCTTTTAATATTTTAGCTGCATATTTAAAACTGTTGTCCCCCTTGTCCATCGCTGTCGGAGTCCGATAAAACTTTTTTGATTGCAAGTCCGAACTCTCTTGCGATCTGTGGGACGATTGCGTTACCGAGGGTTTTGATTCTGTTGGCTCTGTCTTTGTCCAATTCATAGGAAATCCCATTAGGAACTCCACAAAGGTCGGATTCAATTTGCCACCAGGTTTGTTGTTCTTCAACACTGTCCTTGGCACCGATTGTTCTCTGCTCGGTTTCCAAGTCGGTTGATACCCCGCATCCTTGTAATCCCTCGCCGTTGGTGTTGGATACATCTTCTCTAGATACAGCATCGCGTCCGATAGTTTCGCTCCGTAAGTTACTCCCGTTCCTTTCCTCCTCGACACGAAACCTCCAGACTTTGTTCTCTCCACCATGTGTGATTGTTCTCCCCCCTCCTCGCATACTACTGTTGGTGTTGGATACATCTTCACTTCCTCTTGAACTGCTACTGTCAATGGTTTCCCTCCTTGCTTGTATTTCTTCGTTCTCTCCGATGCCGAGTCTTGTGTCGGTGTTGGATACATCCTCATCGTGTCTGCTAGATTCAGACTGTGACTGTCCTTTCCATCCTTCGTCAGCCTTCTGCCCTTCTCGTTCAATACCATGTTCGGATGCTCCACCTCTTGTGTTGTTGGTGTTGGATACATCTTCATTGTCTCTGGATCTACTTGTTCTCTCAAATTCGATGGTTTCGTTCTGCCCTTTCTGTGACCCTCCATAATCTTTTTCGTCCCTGCAGCGCTTCTCGGCGGCAAGTAATCCATTGTGTTGGGAGTGGCCCACAATCCAGACTCTGTATCTTTGGTGCCAAGCACCGATGCCTGAAGCTGGAATAAGGAAACATTGGACTTCGAAACCTTCACTTTCCAACTCGTCTTGCACCTGTCTGAGTACCATGCCGTTTTGGAGGTTAATAATGCCTTGCACATTCTCCCCAATAACGAATTCGGGTTTGATCTCCCTAATGAGTCTAAGCATTTCTGGCCAGAGATAGCGGTCATCGTTTGTGCCTTTTTGTTTTCCTGCGACGCTGAAGGGTTGACATGGGAACCCTCCCACAACGACATCTGCTGAGTATTCTTTTCCTTCGACATTTTTTATATCCTCCTCTATTGGTATGTTAGGAAAGTTCTTTTGTAGAACCTTCTGACAGTATTTATCTTTCTCAACAAATCTCACTGTCTCAAAAAAACCTGTTGAGTCTAAACCTAAAGCAAATCCTCCTATACCTGAAAATAAATCTAAAACTTTTAATTTTCTATTCACGAATAATCTCTTTCTAGTATCATTTCTAAGTAGTGTATTGCTTTTTTAATATCTTCTTCTTTACCCTTTACAGAGTGTCTACAAATATATTTTATAGCATTGCCCTCCGCAAATAAAAGTTTATTTTCGTTGATAAACTCTGCTGGCTGAATTTTCATAGAACGATAGTGTTTCCCACCTACCTGCTCTTCTAATGAATTGTAAGTTGTGCCTTTAAATATATTTTTATGTGTCATATATTATATCCTCTTTCTGTCTTTGCATAAATTATGTTCAATTCTTTTTTAGCTCTTGTAACACCAACGTAAAATAATCTATGTTCATCATCAGGATTATCTAAATATTTATTATAAGCAGCATTACTTAAGTCGGTTATCAAAACTACATTATCTCTTTCATTACCTTTAACACCATGAATAGTTGATATTTTTATTCTAGGTTCTTTTGACAAATCTTCTCCATTCTTTATTAATCTATGTATTTTTCTAATCTCATCGTCTCCTAAATCATCAAATGCAATATACCACTCTTGATCTGTTTTTAAACCATAATCTTTCTTCAAGGTATCTATGTCATAAAATTTTTCTTTCGACATTTGTTTCATTAATTTTAGATCCACATTTTTACTCATCTTATTAGTTATCTTTTTATAATCATTATAATGTAGAGGAGTGCCTTCTCGTAACTTGTTCCAATTCTCTATTAAGGCATAAATATTTTGAACTCTTGGAGTAGAGTTTCTTCTTTGAAAATAAAAATTATTTTGATCTAAATAGTAAGCTATTTTTTCTAGTCTATCAATTTCCCAATGATAATTTACTTGACCCAACTCTTCTTTGGGTATCCAATTTTTTTCCACTCTATTTTTAACTTTTTTAATTATTTTATTGGCTACATTAAATATATTTTTAGGCACTCTATAAGATTGTTGTAATATTACTCTTTCTCCTTCTAAATTTATAAAAGTCTCTGCATCAGCACCATTCCATTTGTAAATAGCTTGATCGTCATCTCCTGCAATAATAGATTGTTTAGAGTTTTTTTCTAATTTTTTAATGATGTCCCATTGTATTAAACTTAAATCTTGTGCTTCATCCACAAATATAACTTCAAACTTAGGACTTTCTCCCTTATCTAAAAATT